GCCCTCCGATGAACTCGCGGAATCCGTTGCCGCCGGAGTCCGACGGCGAGTCCATGTGGGTCACGTCGAGCTGATCGCGTTCGGACGAGATCCCGATCGACGTGATCTCGCCGGCGAAGGTCGAGAACGCCAGTGAGGACCCGTACCCGATCCGTGCAACTGTCGCCATGGGTTGGTTCTCCTAGAGACGGTTGGGCCGAGACTCCTCGGCGGCGATTCTGAAGTCGTATCTGATGCGGAACACGGGCTCGCCGCTGGCGTCGTCCGCGTCTTCGGTGCTTTCGTGTTGGTCGACCAGGTGCACGAGCTGCGCGACCTCGTCGCCAAGTGGACCGCTGTAGCCGTGGAGGAGTTCCCGCACGGCGTGCGCCAGGGTCTTGATTTCCTCCGGCGACCGAGACCATAGGTCGACCTGGGTCCTCGGGAATGCGAGACCGGACGGGCCCTGCATGTCGATCAGTCTCGGCGTCGAGATCCGCTGGATCGTGATCCGCGGATACTCAGCGCTCTGCGACGCCCGCCCTGGGTAGACGCGATCCGCGACCAGGTCGCTTACGTCGGTGTCTGCGATCAGGAGCAGATAGAGCCCGCCATCGGTATCGACGTGGCTCATGTCGCTGCCTGCTCGATCATCCGGACGCCGCGCCGCTCCATCTCCTGGCGGATCGGGTCGCCGGCGACGTCGTAGGCCGGACGCATGAACGGCCTAGCGGACATCTTCGACGTTCCGAATTCGACGTGTCCGGCATGCGGCGCACCAGTTACGACGGCCTGCGCGGCCGCGCCCGGTGGAGCCGGTCCGACCTCGTCCGACCGCCGACCGAGGAAGCCGGCCCGGGCCCGGATCGATTGCAGGAGTTGGCCCTCGTCGACCGGTACCCGCGGCCGTACCTCGCCCTCGAAGCGGCGGGCCCCGTCTCGGACCATGGTCTGCGCGACCCGGGTCTCGACTCGTTTCGTGAAGACTGCGACCTTGCGGCGCAGCCGCCTGATATCCGCTCGCGCCATGGTTAGACCTGCTCCTCTACGAGCAACTCGATCATGGTCCCGCGCTCGTCGACGTCGAGCCAGCTCCGGATCTCGAACCTGCGGCCGTCGTAGACGAGCCAGGCCCGCGGCGACGGCTTCGGCGTGACCGGCCGGAGTAGGACCTTGTGTGTGACGCCGGCCGCCACGCCGTTCGCCTCGACTCGCTCCGATCCCTGTAGCGGCACGATCCGGGTCCAGCGTTCCGTGATGACCTGGCCCGACCGGATCACGCCGCCGTACGCGTCGCGCTCCTCGTCGCCGGGGAGGGGTGGATCGTGGATCGCGGCCCGGTGCCGAAGGTCGCCGGCCTGGACAAACGGGGTGTACGTCACGAGGGGTAGCTCCCCCACGTGTACTGGCGCACGAGGTCCATCACGCCGAGCGGGACCTCACGAGCGCCGGCCCCGACGAGAACCGGCTCGCGCACGCCGTACATCTGCGACAGGAAGAGCCGGATCGCGTGCCGGAGCGCCTGCGGTACGTCGGTGCTCGCCGCTCCATAGCCAGCCGTGAAGGCGACCTTAACCGCGTTGAGTCGGTCGATCTGGGTCGTCGGCCAGGTCGTGTTTGGTGCTGGGATGATCCGACCCGGCTCGCGATCGACGTCGACCTGATAGAGCGACGTGGCCAGCGTCTGTTCGACCCCATCCGTATCGGTGTAGATGATCGAGTCGACAGTCTGCAGCGGCGGCTGCGGCAGCTCGATCACGGCCGGAAACCAGTCGAAGGTGAGCCGCCATTCGGTCGTGATCAGTGACCGCCGCGTCATGGTCTCGACCTCTTGACGCGCGCCCTCGATGAGCTCATCGATGTGCGAGTCTTCTAGATCGTGGTCGATCCTGAGATGTGTCTTCCCCTCGGCCGTCGAGAGAGGTTCGACGGCCGGAGGGGTGACGAGTGCGAGACCGTGGCGCATCCGCTAGCTCGGGAGCAGCGGTAGCGTGTACCAGGTGGTGGCGTCGAGCGCGACCAGAAGGACGCTGGTCTTCGCCGCCATGTCGAGCGACGCATCTGCGGCGAGCGCGTTGATGCCGTCGCCCGATGCCGGGTAGAGAGGTAGCACGGCGTTCGCGCTGTCCTCGTTCTTGACGATGGCGACCATACCGGCCTCGGCGGCCGGCAGGACCGCGCCCTTCGTCGCATCGGCCCCGGTCACCAGGGAGAACCCTGAGGCCAGCTGGGCGGCATCGCCCTGGGCCGACCCGGTCGCGGCGACCGTATCGACCTCGAGGCGTACGTCTCGCAGCTGGGTCCCGAACAGATCGAGGACCCCGTCCTGACCGATGAAGGCCCGGTCGGGATGATGTCCGGCTTCTCTTGCCACGTGCCCCCCTTCCTACGCCGTCGCCGGAGCGATGGCGGCCGCCGAGTCGGCGATCGCGGAGGGCTGCGCGACGGGATGGTCGTTGGCCCGCCTGAGGATGACGAGGACGTTGTCGACCTCGGAATTGGCGACGCTGCGTTCGATGATCAGGTCGAGATACCGCTCGACCGGGTTGACGATCGACAGGACGATCGCCTTGTCGCTGTTGGCCGATCCGATGAGCTGGCCCGTGAGGGTCGTCTTGTCGCCGGCCGCGTCGGTGGCCTTGTGGCGGACGGTCACGTCGACCTGGCCGGAGCCCGTGATCGTGCCGAGCTGAGTCACGAAAACCGCCTCGTGAAAGCCCTGCATGTCGATCCGGGTCGCGCCTTCCACGTCGGTCTGTCCGGCCGCCGTGATGTCGATATACTTCTGGGTGATCTGGAGGGCTTCGAGCCCGTTCATGAGTCCGCTCATGCCTTCTTGGTTCCCTTCGCGATGCGCTCGACCGCGCCCGCCTCGATGAGCCGCTCGGCCTCGAAGTCGGGCACCTCGATCGTGGCGCCGGGGTTGTAGCATCGCTTACCGGCGAGGGCGGTCAGGACCTTGACCTTGACCGTGCCTTCGCTGGCCTTCAATTTCCGCTTGTTCTCGGCCACTCGATCGGCCTTGTCGGCCTGCCGCTGCTGGTGTCGAGTCAGCGTGAGTTCTTCTGCCATGTCGTCTTTTCTCCTGGGCTGAGGACTAGTGGACGATGTGCTTGATCGGGTCGCCGCCGCTGTTGGCGACCTTGGCATCGGTCTCCATGAATCCGATGAAGGCGACCTGGTTGCGGAGGACATAGAGCGACTCGTCGCGCTTGAAGTCCATGAGCCCGACGTCGCGGATTTTCACCTCCGCGAGCTGGCCGAAGAAGACCGACTGCTCGCCGGACGCCGGCGCCGCCGAGAGCCCCTGGTCGACGCGGACCGGGTAGCCGTGGACGATCAGATTCTCGGTCGACTCGTTTTCGCCGCGGAAGAGGTAGCGGCCGGCGCCATCCTTCATCTTCCCGATGATGGAGCGCACCGCGTCGTGGACGAGGAACTGCGCGCCGCTCCTGTACTCGATGTCGACGGAGGCGATGAGGTCCTCCAGCTCGTCGGCCGTGAAGGCCGTGGCGCTGGCCGCGGTCACGCCGAGGACCGAGCCGCTCTCGATTCCCTCGGGCTGTCCCGCGCCGGTGCCGGTGGCGTAATGCGTGCCCGTGATCCGGCCGAGCCGCTTCCCGAGGAGGGCCGCGACGATGCCCTCGAGGTCGACGCCGGAGTCGCGGAGCATGGAGTTCGCGACCGGCACGGCCTTGGAGCCGTACTGGAACGCGTACCAGTTCTGCTCGCTGAATGCGATGTCCTGCGAGGAGGAATCGGCGGTCGTGCCCTTGGCCACGAGCTCACCCGTATTGCCAGTATCGTCTGCCCCCGGCCAGCTCATCGGGGCGCCGTTCTCCGTGACCACGACCTCGGCGAAGGCCCTCAGGCCGCCGGCCGCGAGCAGCGCCTCGTTGAACCGCTTGACGAAGACGGGGGCGACGAGGAAACCTCCGGCCACGCCAGAATCCGGATGCTGGACCCGGCTCTCGTGCTCCTTGGCGTAGGCCTCGCGCAGGCCGTCCGGGACGAGGTTCACGCGGATCTCGGGAGAGCGGAAGTCGAGCACCATGTGCTCGCAGGCCTGGCGCTCTTCCTTCCGGGCGTAGCGCGGACCGCGGAGCCAGCCGCGGAAGGCCAGGCCGCGCTGAGCCTCGAGGGCCTTGTGGTCGATCGGCTCGGCCGGGGGTCCGCCGGCGTCGTCGCGGCCGGGGGCGCCAGGGGCGGTCGCGGCTGCGGCTGCCTCGCGGGCGGCCAGGTCCTCGCTCCTCTTGGCCCGGGCGAGTTTCTCGTCGAGGTCGGCGATCTCGCCGTCGAGCTCGTCGAAGCGGGCCGTCTCCTCGTCGGTGAGTTCGCGCTTCTCATTCTTGCCTAGCTCGTTGAGGGCCTTGAGTTCGGCGAACTTGGCCGCGCGCTCCTCGAGCAGTTGCTTGAGAGTCTTCACCGGGGTCGTCCTCCTCGGACTGGCATGGATTGCTGGTCCAGACGGAAAACGAAACGGCCGCCTGGACGGAACTAGGTCCGTCGTCCAGGCGGCCGGTTTGCCGGTCGCACGCGCCCGAGATGGGTCGGCCGTCGTTTGCGAGGGCCTTCCCCGCCTCGGCGGGAACTGGGTTGTACTGCCGGGTAGGTCTACCCGAGGTCCCGAGACGATGTCAAGGGCAGATCTTGCGGCCCTCGATGTCCAGGATTCGCTGGCGCCGGTCCATCTCGAGCGCCGATCGGCCGCCAGGGAACTTCGGCCCCCTGCGGATTTTTCCCCGGAAAGGGGCGATCACGACTCCGGCCCGCTCGAGGAATGCGAGCGCGTCGGCGTAGTTCTCCCGGAAGTCGTCCATCTCGTCTTCCCGGACCTGGAAGGCCTGCGCGACGGCGCGCAGGAGCCGCTGCCAGGTGACCTGGTGATCCTTCGGTCGCCGCTTGAAGTAGCCGATGACCTCGCCTGAGATCTGCGACGCGGTCGGCGCTCGCCTGGTCTCCCCGTCGCCCTCTGTCGATCGCGATCCGGTCGCCGACCGGGCCGGGAAGTTCGGGCCCCGGAAATGGCGGCTCCCCTTCTTCTCGAGGATCCCCTGGTTCCGCAGGACGCGCAGGGCCAGCTGGAAGTTCTCGGAGAACTTCGCGACCTCGTCCTCGTCGGTCACGTTGACCTTGAACTTATCGCGGATCGGCAGGACCATCTGTTCGAAGGTCGCGCCGAACGTGTCCGGCTTTCCCGTGAAGAAGGCTATCAGCTCGCGGCCGATCTGCGACGTGGTCGGCACGCGCCGCACGTCGTCCTTCCACGCCTCGTATGCGTCGCGGACCTCGGCGAACTGGGCGTCGTTGCGTCCAGCCTCTGACGTCGAGGCCGGATAGGCCGGGAAGGTGACCGGCCCGACCTCCAGGATGTTGACCTGGTCGAGCCATCGAACGTCAGGACCCTCTTCGGGCTCTTCGAACGACTGGCGCTCTACCCAGAACATGAAGGACGACCCGGAGACGTCGCCGCGCTCGATCGACGTCAGCGCGTCACGGCCTGCAGTCGTGTCGGGTGGCTCGACCTCAAACTCGAGTCCGCGCGCCGTCTCTTCCAGGGTGAGCGTCCCGGATTTCGTTCGGCCGAGCACTATGCTGGGATCGTGATTGAAAAACGATCGGACGTCGGCGCCCTCGGCAGTGGCTCCGCTTGCTGCTCCGGGCCGGACCCGCTCGACAAGGTTCTTCCCGATCTTGAACTCGGTCCCGGGGTCGTCGGCGTTGTAATACACCGGCGCGATTCCCCTGATGACCTTCTTACCGTCGGCCCGGGTCTCGACCCGCGGCGCCGGCCCCATGCGCTTGATGATCTGCGGCACGTGCTAATCCTCCTTTGTCTGCGCCTCGAGCAGGAGCCCGCGCGACTTCGCTTCGATTGCGGTCAGTCCGTTCGTCCGCCAGGCCTCGACCTGGGCCGCCAGTTGATCCGGCTTCACTTCGGCGCAGGTCAGCAGCGTCTCGGCTACCTCCTCGAGGAACCGCTCGGCCACGTTCGCCGGGTCGACCGTTCGACCGGTCGCGACCGACGCGATCGTCGCCGCTGGCCGGAACGCCTCGACGACGATCTCGAGATGTCCCTCGCGCAGCGCCTCGATCCCGACCCGCTCGAGGTACCTGGCCGGCGTCTTCGCCGCCCGTGCGGCCGCCGCTGCGAGCCGGCGTAGCATCCGCCCGACGGCGTCGTCTATCGCGGCCCGGGCTGCGGCCGTGACTCGGTCTCGGTCGAGCCGGTCGCCGTCCTGGTCGTCGTCGTCCTCCTCCTCGGATGGGATGCTGCCATCCTCCTCGAGGAGGACCATGTTCGCCGGAACCATGAACCGATCGCCGCCCGGTACCGGCGGGAGATTCTCCGCGCGCCGCGCTTCGTTGCGGCTCATGATTCCGCGGTCTGTCATGGACGAGTAGAAGTTCCCGCGCGAATCGATGTCGGCCCGGACCAGCGCGGCCCGGATGAACTCGACCGAATGCGTCTCGCGCAGGTACTGGTCCGTTGTCAGCAGCTTCGACGCGAACTCCTGCTCCATGAGCACGAGCCAGGGGTCGAGGGCGTTGTCGAGGAAGGATTGATTCTCCGCCTCGAGTGATGCGAACGAGGTTCGGCTGTCATCGCCGAGTAGATGGGCCGGCACCCCGAACCAATTCGCCATCTCCCTCGTCTGCAGCTTCCGCGTCTCGAGTAGCTGCGCGTCCTCGGCTGAGAGCGAGAGCGCGTGGGCCTTCATCCCTTCCTCAAGGAGGGCGACCTTGTGCGCGTTCTCGATCCCACTATGCCAGTCGTCGAACGATCCCTGGAGCCTGAGCGCCGCCTCTGCCGTCAGCTTGTGCGGATGCTCGAGGACGAACCGCGGCGTCGCTGCGTTCCTGAAAAAGACCGTCCCGAACTGCTCCGCGCCGATCGTCAACCCGAGCGAGTTCGCCGCATGCTTGACGATGCCCCACCCCATGAGGCCATCGTAAAACGCCTTGAGGTGGATGACGTCGCGGCCAGGGATGATGGCCTGATTCGCCCTGCCGAAGTTCGTGACCACGAACGGAAGCCCGTTCCGCCGGACCGCAAACGTGACCTCCGGCCGCGGGTCCAGCGGCAAGAGTTCGGCAGGTTCCCCGCGGCCGTTGCGTGCGATCACAAGGTATCCGTTTCCGTGCAGAAGCAGGAAACGCTGCATGAGCCATTTCATGTCCCAGGCGTTCATCCACGCATTGGGTTGTCTGCGCAGAAGCCTATAGGCCGGATGGCTCGGCGCCGGCTCCCTTCCTCGGCCGTCGTCGTCGCGCGCAAAGACCTTGATCGGGACCTTGGCGACGCTGTCCGCTAGCAGCTTCACGCCACGATAGAACGCCGAGACTGACAGGGCCGCCTCGTTGTCGACCTTGACCCCTGCGAGCGATCGGCC